GGATCTGGTAAATCGGTCGCCTGCATCATGGATATGTTGGCAAAAGCGATGCAGCAACAGCCGTACAACGGTGTGCGGAAGTCGCGCTTCGCTTTGATCAGAAACAGCTATCCCGAACTGAGAACAACAACGCTGGCCACGTTTACAGACTGGTTGCCTATGGCCAAGATCAATATGCAACCGCCCATCAGTGCCAAGCTGTCACTGCCCAATGTGGGAGATGGAACTGCGTTAGAGGCTGAGTTCCTGTTCCTAGCCTTAGATCGGCCAGAGGACAGTAAGAAGCTGCTCTCCCTAGAGCTGACAGGGGCATTCCTCAACGAGTCCAGAGAGATTGCTCTGGAGGTGTTGGAGGTGCTGACTGGTCGTGTAGGCCGTTACCCCTCAAAGCGAGAGGGTGGATGCACATGGTCAGGAATCATCCTCGACAGCAATCCACCATCCACGGACAGTTGGATCTACCGGCTGTTTGAGGAAGAGAAGGTTGAAGGCTATGAGCTGTTCAAACAGCCTGGCGGACTGATACACAAAGAGGATGGCACCTACGCACCGAACCCACTGGCTGAGAACATCGATAACCTGCCCGGAGGATTCGAGTATTACCAGCGACAGATACCGGGTAAGCAGACCAACTGGATCAAGAGCTATGTGCTCGGTGAGTACAGCGACGTGCTCGATGGTAAAGCGATCTACCCGCAATTCAACGACGATCTTCACGTTAATGAGTGCAAGCCTGTTAATGGATTGCCGGTCTATATCGGACTGGACTTTGGTCTGAACCCATCAGCGACGTTCGTACAGCTCTCACCGAGAGGCACCTTGATGGTGTTGGATGAGATCACGGTTGATGGGATGGGCATTAAGCAGTTTGCAGAGGGATTAATGCTGCCGCTGCTCAAGACCAAGTATAGGGATTGTGGTTGGGAGATATACGGCGATCCAGCCGGAGTAGCGCGAAGCCCTACAGACGAGAAGACGGTGTTCGATGAGCTGAAGCTACTCGGACTCTACGCATCACCCACAGAGTCGAACGCGCCACAGGCACGATGGGAGGCGGTTCGCTACTGGCTCAACCGCATGACTGATGGCAGACCTGCGTTTCAGCTTGATCCAAGCTGCAAGATGTTGCGTAAGGGGTTCCTTGGTGGATACCGCTTCAAGCGGTTGAAGGTGAGTGGGGAGCGTTACGCTGACAAGGCGGATAAGAACGAGTACAGCCACATTCACGACTCACTGCAGTATGCGCTGCAGGGGTTGAACAGTGAGGCGAGAGCAGCGCCGGTTGAGGAGATACACATTCATACGGTGGCCGACTCTGTGGTTGGTTACTAACAAGAACACAACTTTGAACAGACCCAGCTTCGGCTGGGTTTTTTATGCGTGAGTTATATGGACGAGCAACTGGAAGAGATGACAGAGCTGGAGGTGATTGAGCACGAAGCCGAGTTGCAACGTGCTCAAGAAGAGCTGCAGCGCGAGATGGCTCGACGTCTACAGGCGTTTGGTAGCCGTCTACAGGAGCTTGCCGAAGATCAGGTACGCCGTAAGCGTGAGATTGAAGAGCGGTGGTTGGAAGACAGCCGCCAGATCGCTGGTAAGTACGACGAAAAGACCCTGGCGCGGATCAAGGCGACCAAAGGCTCAGAGGCGTTCGTCAATATCACACGGGCGAAGTGCAACAGTGCCGAGGCTAGGCTGGCCGATATGCTCTTCCCGACCGATGATCGAAATTGGGAGATCATGCCCACGCCCATCCCACAGATGGCTGAGGCAATGACCGATGAGACTCCAGCCACAACCCCTGATGGTCGTCCGGTGATGACACCTGAAGGTGCGCAAGTACAGAAGCGCGACATGGCACAGGGCGTCATGGAGGCAGCGAAAGAAGCAGCCAGAGCCATGCAGGATGAGATGGACGACCAGCTCAACGAGGCCAAGTACAACATCAAGTGCAGAGAGGTAATCCGTGATGCGGTACGTCTGGGTACTGGTGTCCTGAAGGGGCCGGTTGTGGTGGGACGTTCAAGACGATCCTGGCGATCCATGGGAGATGGTGTGGGAAACACCGTGCAGGTGCTCCACATCGAAGAAGATTTACGCCCTTCAGTAGAGCGGGTTGATCCTTGGAACTACTTTCCTGATATGGACGCCACTTGTCAGGAGGATGCTGGTTTTGAGTTCGAGCGCCATCCGATGACCAAGAAGCGGTTGCGTAAGCTGGCCAAAGAGCCAGGTTACTTCTCCGAGGTGATTAATGATGTACTCAAGAAAGGTGAGCCGACCTATGCAGTGACTGCGGCGTTCGTTGATGACCTGCGTGGGATCACGGGCGTGGGTGCGCGGAAGGTATACCCGTTCGAGGTGTGGGAGTACCACGGCCCTGTCGAGAAGGAAGACCTTGAATCAATGGGTATGGAGGTAGGTGAGGACTGTCTTGGGGACATCGAGGCGGTTGTCTGGATACTTGATGGCCATGTGATCAAGGCGGCCCTCAACCCAATGGAGACGGAAGATCGCCCTTACTCAGTCTATAACTGGGAAGAGGATGATGGATCTGTCTTTGGTCATGGTATCCCGTACCTGATGCGTAACGCGCAGCAGGCGATCAACGGTGCATGGCGCATGGCGTTGGATAACGCTGGCCTGAGTGTTGGTCCACAGACAGTAGTAAACAGCCACATCATCAAACCGGCAGACGGTAACTGGAACCTGGCACCTAAGAAGGTGTGGCAGCTCACAGATCGTAATCGCTCAGTGCATGAGGCGTTTGGTACCTACGAGATCAACAGCCACTTGGGTGAGTTGCAGGCGATCCTGCAGACCGCCAAGAGCATCGCGGACGAGGAGACCAGTCTACCTGTGATTGCACAGGGAGAGCAGGGCACCTACACCCGCACCGCCACCGGCATGAGCCTGTTGATGAACAGCGCCAACGTGGTGACACGTCGTTCGGTGAAGAACTTTGATGATGCGATCACCAAGACTTTCCTGACCCGGTTGTATGACTGGAATATGCAGAACAGTGAGAAGGAAGAGATCAAGGGCGACTACCAAGTTGATGCGCGTGGATCTTCTGCGTTGCTGACTAAGGAGACTCAGGCACAGAACCTCATCCAACTGCTACAGGCATCAGGGAACATCCCGGAATTGAAGCGCATCCCACTGGTCCGCAAGACGGTCCAGAGTATGCAGCTCGACGCCAACGAGTTGGTGATCACCCTTGAGGAGATGCAGCAGAAGCAGCAAGAGCAGATGCAGCAGCCTCAGATGTCTCCAGAGCAAGAGAAGCTGCAGATGCAGGCACAGATCGAGCAGTTGAAGGCTCAGGTGCAGCAGGAGAAGAACCAGATCGAAATGATGAAGCTGCAGTCGGAGCGTGAGATCGCACTGGCAGGAATGGCAGCGGACCGTGACATGAAGGTATCTGAACTACAGGCCAAGCTGGGACTGGAGCAGATGCGCGCCGGTACCAAGCATGAGCTGTTCGACAAAGAGGCACGGCTGAAGCTGGCGACTGGGCAAGGGATCTGATGGAGATTGCATTTGATTCGACCACTTGGAAAGCAGTTGTGGAGTGGGCGGATGAAGAGATTGAGAAAACGCGGACGGATCTGGAAACCCCTCAACGGGATTTGTCTGAAACTGAATATTTGAGGGGAAAGATAGCGGCGCTTAGAAGTCTAAAGGATCTATCGGTATCAGCCCCAGAGATCACTCAGGTTGACTACTAAGCCCTGCGAGGAACGATAAATGTCGGAAGAGAAGGTAGATGAGTTTGGTGCAGCGTTCGCGGAGCTAACTGACGAGAACCCTGAGAGTAAGGACGAGACTACTGAGGAAGTGGTTGAAGAGACGGTAGCCGAGACCAAGGAAGAGACAGAGACCACCGCAGAAGCCGGAGGATCTGAGCCTGAGAATACTAGCGATGCAGACCCTGCAGCGGACGCTGAAACGAGTGGTGCTGAGGAAACGGTCGATCTAGGTGCCTTGCAGAGTGAGCGTGACAACCTCATGCAGTACAAGCGCAGCAATGAAGGTCGGGTCAGTGCATTGCAGAGAAAGATTACGGAGCTGGAGCAGCAGGTTAAGACTGCTTCGGTCCAACGCACTTCACCACCACAGAACACTGAGGTATCTCAGGAAGAGTGGTCGAAGTTTGAACAGGAATACCCTGAGATCGCAATGGCGATTAACACTCGCATTACCGGCATGGAGCGGGCGCTTCAACGGGATGTAGCTGGGCAGATTGGGCAAGCTGTCCAACCGCTACAGAATGCTGAGCAGGAGAGATACAAATCCAATCAGGTGGCCGCTCTTGAAGCCGCTCACCCTGGTTGGGTCAATGTAGTGAGGTCTGAGGAGTTCAATGACTGGCTCCAACGGCAGCCCTTGGCAGTGCAACAGTTGATGGAATCAGAGGACGCTAGTGAAGCCTCCTACCTATTGGATACCTACAAGCATAGCCAACCTCAGAAACAGGAGACGGAGACGGTAACTCAATCAGAGACACCCTCTCAAGAGTCGAAAGTGGATGAGATCAAGGCGCAACGTGAGAAGAAGTTGAAAGAGTCACAAGGACCAGCCAGCCGCCCAACTGCAGGGGCCACAGGTGGGATTCCAGATGACTTCGATGCTGCCTTCAAGATGTTCGCCAATGAACAGCAAATGTAAGTAAATCTGATATAGGAGCATAAAAATGCCTACTACCGCTTATGGTGATATTTCACCTCGTACCGCAGCATACGCTGCAAAAGAGCTACTGGATCGCGCTACGCCGCATCTGGTAATTGAGAAGTTTGGTCAGTCGAAGCCACTTCCTAAGAAGTCTTCCAAGACCATTAAGTTCCGTCGCTACAGCTCACTGGCTAATGCGACTACTGCACTGACTGAGGGTGTAACCCCAACAGCCAAGCAGCTCACCAGTGCCGATGTAACTGCGACTGTGGATCAGTATGGTGACCTCGTAACTATCACCGATGTGATTCAGGATACGCACGAAGATCCAATCATGCAGGAGACTGTAGAGATCATGGGTGAGCAGGCGGCTAATACCGTCGAGACTCTGCGCTACAACGTCATCAAGGCAGGTACCAATGTTGGTTATTCCAACGGTCTGGCTCGTAATGCAGTGAACACTGCTGTATCCCTGAATGACATCCGTCTGGCGACTCGTTTCTTGAAGAACCAGAACGGTAATCCACTGACCAAGGTTGTTCGTTCAACTGCGTCCTATGGTACTCAGGCGATTGCACCTTCGTTCATCGCTATGTGTCACCCTGATCTGGAAGCTGATCTGCGCGGCATGGCTGGTTTCGTGTCTGCCGAGAACTACGGCACCATGACCCCATTCGAGTCTGAGATTGGCAAGATCGAGAGTGTTCGTTTCGTGACCTCTACTGTCTTCACCCCATGGGCTGATGCAGGCGGCACGAAGGGTACTCATCTCTCTACTTCTGGAACCAGTGCGGATGTCTATCCGATCATCATCGTAGCGCGTGACGCCTACGGTCTGGTTCCGCTGAAGGGTGAGAACAGCATCTCTCCAGCAGTGGTTAATCCTAAGCCTTCCGATTCTGATCCGCTGGCACAGCGCGGTCACGTCTCTTGGAAGACGATGCAGACTTCAACAATTCTGAATGACGCATGGATGTACCGCCTTGAGGTTGCTGTTAGCGATCTCTCAGCGTAATGCTGACCACGCCCTAGAGTGATCTAGGGCACTTAACCAAACCCCCGTTCTCCTTAGTTGGAGGCGGGGGTTTTTTATTGTTTGGAGTAAATAGAAATGGCTGAAGAAGCAACTACAACCCCCGAGACCCCAAAGAAGAAGGTTCGTGGAGCAGCGCCAAAACGAGTGAAGGTGCGTATCCATAACCAAGAAGGCGTTGTCGGCGGTACTGCGGATGTTTTTGTTGGTGTGAACGGACGCGGTTATCAGATTAAGCGTGAGGAAGATGTTGAGCTTCCTGTTGAGGTGCTTCATGCACTCGACAACGCGGTCATGACAGTGATCGAGCGCGGTGAAGACGGTAACGAGATTCAACGTGAGATCAAGCGGTTCGCATACTCCAAGGTGTAAACCATGAATTATCTGGAGCTGTGTCAGCAGGTTGCAATCGAGATGGGGGTGACTTCCCCCACGACTGTGGTTAACCAGACTGGAGACGCCCGCCGCATTGTGGGTTGGGTTTCACAGGCATGGATCGACATACAGAACGAGCAGCCCCAATG